GTCCGTGATTACGAACTGACCTTTCTTCGGGAATTTCCCGATAATGTCAGCTGTCGTTTCCCATGTTGTACCTGGCCCAGTATCAAAACCTGAAATAGCAAACCTTTGTTCTTTAACGAACGGGTTCTGAACATCAAAGCTCAGATCCGCATCCATGAAAATCAAGGGATACTTTGCTTCCGGGTCTGTACCGAGACCAGATTGGGAATCAACCCGGTCACATGCTTCGGAGATTATACCGGCAGCGTTATCCAGAATATCGAATAACACGCGGTTCCAAGAACTTTTCGAGATAGTGTGTAGAGCAATCATTTGATTTTGCTCCGCACATCTTACCTGCGAATCCTTGAATTTCTCCCAGCACCGGTCGTCATTGGCTTTTGAGCTACCTTCAGTATAGCGCGCCAGAAACTCCTGAAAGAGTCTAATGGCTGCTACCTGGTGAGGCGCAAAAGAGCCGCTATTGTATATGCTTTGAAGATCAAATGATTTAAAATCCAAATGATCAGCACGTACAAAATCACGGTCAATCCTGCAAGCATTAACTAAATTTTCTTGCAGAGCTGCTGTTATATTTTTGATGTTGTTATCTTTAATCATCTTATTCACCACATTTAGGGTTGAAAACAAAAGGGTTGCGCTACGAATTACAGCGCATAAATACCGGATACATCTATATGATGATAAATCAAAATATAGATAATAAGCAGTTTAAATAATACCTGAACGACTTGCATCTAAAAGTGCCGGAAGTTGGTTTATTGCTGCTTGCAATGTCATTAAGACCATTGCCTCCGTATCAGCAGCAGCATAAGCTTCAGCTCCGGAAGGTACGGAAATATCTAACCGTACATTCCCAAGTTCGACTTGTGTTGCGCTGATGGCTAATCCTGCCCGGCCAATCACCGAAATTGTATTCTTCGGAACGACACCAAATTTCGCAGTGACGCTATTATACTTGATAGCGCGTGCGTATTCTTTGAATCGTTTGAAAATTACTTCTTTAGGTTTGGCCAGAGAATGGATAGCCACCCCCCCTTGTGTGCCACCTAAACCACTGCATACGTATGCCTTTGCTGACATGTCCTTGGACATACCAGGTGAAAAGCTATACGTAGGCGAGGTGAGTAAGGTTGTTGTCCCTGTTGTAGTTGTGGGACCGGTTAAATTTACGATTGACATAATGTCTCTCACGAGGTTGTTATTGATTAAAAGAAATAATGCTATCTTCTAAAGCCTTTAAACGAAAAGCCTAAAGCCAATGCTGTGGTATTAAACACTTGCCGAAGATTCGGCGTTTGAAAGTGCAATCTCACATAATGGTCAATAGGAGTCGTTCTAGCTCTTGAAAAGAACATCTGTTTTCCGAAGCCCTGATGTATTATACTTGGGACTTCGAATGAGGGTCTCTGGTAAGCGTCCTGAGAACTACCTTTAAAATTACGAATCTCATAACTGGATTCGTAGGTAATTTTTTCAGAACGATAACTTGAACCTATCATCATACGAGTCAGTGACAATCCAAAATTACTAACAACATCCCCTAAATTGGAGACATAGTCAGCAAGAAATGAAAAGTAAGTAAGATCAAAAGCAGACCTCACAACACCATACCCAGATATACCAAAAGCATCGGTAATAATCTGTGCGGTGTCCCACTCATTTTTTAATAGGCACCCAGACCATATATCTATACGGATTTTCTCAGTGATCCAGACCTCATAATAAGGTCCGTACACTGCGCTTCCGAATGAGATAACACGGTTAGAAGTAGTCAAAGTGCGGAACGCATGAGCAGAGATTTTCTTTTTCCTCTGTCCTACGAGCACTTTTGCTAAAGCCTTTGCGGCGTCTTCTACGGCACCTGCAAGCGGTCCCCACCCATAAGTCCATTCAAGATAATCACTGATTAAAGTCTTTCGACTGACAGCTGATAATTGAAG